AGAAACATGGGTCATCCTATGAATAAGACCAATAATGGCGAGGCATTTGCTTGGCATCCAGCCGGAATGAACGTGACAAGAGTTGATGGTTCTACAGACTATGTTAGCGAGGACATTGATCTAAGAGTATTTGCCGCACTCATTACCCGTTCGGGAGGAGAAATAAATTAATGGATCGTTTTACACTTGAAGACAAAATATTGAAGATTGGTATTGTCAGCGATCAATTAAGAGATATTGTATCAGGATATTTGGAGGATAAATTAGACGCTGACCAAACAGCTAATGCGGTAATTGGATCGACGGTTTTATTAGACTTACTCCAAGAAGATTTGCTTGACACAATGAAACAAATTTTTAAACTGGATGAATATAATGAAATTGACATTCAACCACATTGACGGTTTTGGTAAAATGACAGACCAAGACCTCATCTTTTCTGAACCCCATGCGGAGCTTGAACCACATGATAGCGCAGACCATGCGCTTGATTGTGGTTGGGTTCCTTGGGAGAACAGGTGGTACAACATTAGGTCTGTTAGAATTGCGGTTGACAACTACCTACCAAGCAAATCAGTAAAACGAGATCACAAGAAAATCAAATGTATTAAAAGCAACAATGTAGACCAACATCAGGGTCTACTGAAAATGTATGATAAATACTGCAACACAAAGGGATTTAAAAGATCAATAGATATAGTAGAAATTATCAATAACGCATCATGCAATCTTAGATTTGAACTAAACGGTCGCACCGTAGGGTGGACTTTTATGAAGGAGTTTCAAAATTCATTTGTTTCATCACAGTTCGTAACAGATTATAGTTGTGGAAACATATCGCTTGGACGAGTCTCACAACATTATGAGTGCATGTGTGCAATAAACCAAAATAAAAAATACGTTTACATTCTTGGCGGTTACGAACGAGAGTGTATTTACAAATCTTCTTTTCGTGGCGCGGAATGGTGGACTGGTCGAAGCTGGTCTACAGACATGGCTCTCTATGCGGAGCTTTGTGAACGCGACAGTAGAATAAGGATCGAGAACTATGAAAGTGTTTGAACCCGTTAATCAAGTTGAAGTAGACACGCCGAAGGGCAGAGCGTCAGTATGGCTTGTTACAGAGTACGGGACTGAAACAGAAAAAATTTTCACTTGCATAATTAAATCTACAGGCGAAATTTGGGAGTATCGTCCAGCAGATATTAGAGTTGTCAACAATATTACATTCGGAAGAATAAGGAGTAAAAGTGAAAGAAAAAGTGACACATGACAGGATAGACATTGCCTGTAAGTTTATTCGTGGTGGAATTAATGAACAGCAGGCCATGTTCCTGTTAATCACAGATGGCTTATCCGAAGGAGAAGCAGAGATTTTTCTTGAATCAATGCAGTATAGTATTTACACGACAACCAAAGCAATCCTTAAAATTTGCTCATGGGCGCTTGTCGTTATGATAGGAATTGCAACTCTAGTTGGGATATTCTTATTGGTTTTCTAATTTTTTTTTCAAATGGCGCTTGACATTTCCCAAACTGGGTGATATAATAGAGGGAAGGAGATTGATTATGTTTCATGATTTTCAAAAAGCATACAGAGAAATGCTAAAGAACGCTAGTCACATTGTCGATAGAGATGGTATTCATATTTCATTTCCAGAGGGCTTGTTCGCTAGGTTTGAGCAAGAATATAACCTATGCTTCGTTGAACCAGAGGACGATGTAATGTTCCGAAACTGGCAAAATGATGGAGATTATAAAGATGAGGGGTGACTCAGGCATGTCCGACTCACAGTTTATAAGATTTCAAAATCTAATGAAAGAAAAGGTAAAGAAATTCTCTGCTAAACTAGATGACGAACAACAAACAAAAAGAGCATTTAAACTAAAGAAAGATAACCTTACGTTTTGGGATAAGATTGGACTATGGTTGAAACGCAAATAAAAAACAGAGTAATTGTATTGAATACTGGCGAGCAACTCGCTTGTAGAGCTATTGCTTCTGAAAGACACAAGACTGCTAGAAAAGCTGGTGTTACTAATGCTAGAGTTGGCGATCAGTCAGACGAAGATACAGACCTTGAAGGCGTAGCGGCAGAGTTAGCCTTTGCAAAATACTACGATGAATACCCAACGGGAGTATTTGATATTGGCGCTAGGTCATCCAAAAACGGCGAAGATTCAGAAGGCGATATTACTGTAAATGGATACACTATTGACGTAAAAGCAACTAAGTACCGATCAGGTAAACTTATTGCCGCACAGTGGAAAGACCACAGCAGCATTGATTATTATGCTCTAGTTGTTGGAGAGTTTCCGAGGTATGAAATTAAAGGCGTGATGAAGTCTGAAGATTTAATTTCTAACAATAGATTAAAACTTTTACCAAGAGGTAAAGTTAAAGTTTATCAGGCAGAACAAGATGAGCTATTATTTCCAGCAGAATTAGAGGGATGACTTAATGTATAATTCAGTAGAACTTTTAGGATATTACGGTAGCGATGAGATTATCGCCTGTTCTGCGTGGACTTCAACATCAAGAGAATTAACAGATGAAAAAAGATCAAGAGTGCAAAGCCTCATTAACATGCTTTGGATCAACGGACACGAAACGCCGTTTGAAAAGGGAGTCGTACACTTTTTGGTTAATACCGATATTGCTAGTCATATACACTTGCTCAAGCATCGCATTAGCTCACTTAATGCCGAGAGTGCTAGGTATAAAGAGTTAAAAGAAGATAAATACTTCCTGCCGGAAGATTGGGGTGATACTACTTGTACCGAAGTAATCAGATACCCAACTGAATGTGGGGCAAAATGGACTGATATTTTAAGAGTTTACACAGAATATGGCAATGAACTTTATCACCAGTGTATCAAAGACCTTGAACCAGTATTGGGACGCAAGCGAGCAAAAGAGTCGGCACGATTCTTCAAGACGTATAACTCGCAGATTCAGGCAGATGTGATGTTCAACATGCGTAGCTTTGCTAACTTTATTAAATTAAGGAACAGCCAGCACGCGCAAAAAGAAATCCGCGAAATCGCCCAACAGATGTGGGATTTGGTTGCTACTATTGAGGGCGAACCTTTTAAGCATACGCTAGACGCTATACGGAATGGTAGGGATTAATGTTTGAATATTACGCTAGAGTTAAACGCATTGTAGACGGAGACACAATAGACTTTGAGGTTGACCTTGGGTTTAACGTCAAGATAGATATTCGTGGTAGACTTCTTGGCGTAGACACTCCAGAGCGCGGTCACGAAGATTGGACAAAAGCAACAAATGAATGTAATAAGTTAATAAGCTCTGTTGCTGAAAAAAGGGGTACATTCCCTTATGACGAACAACTATATGTTGTAATAAAAACACAAAAGACAGGAAAATATGGCCGTTGGTTGGTGGAGATTGACGGTGTAACAAATAAACTGGCCGAAATTTGGCCTTACGGGGAGTAAATGAATGAGTAGTTATAAGGGTCATGCGCTAGACGCGCTAAGAAACAGAGCAGAAGCAGATCAATTTGAGGCTCTAGCTAGTTTAAAGATTATGCTAGATCATCCGGCTGGTATTGGAGATCATAGCACTACCGATCTTCATAATAACCTTAACGAAGCGTTGTCAAAGTTGGCAGATGCAGAAGACAGACTAGAAACACTGAGAAAGTATTACGGAGAATTAAATGGTTAGATCAAGAAGTTCAAGCGCACCAAGACATGAAACTGGTAAGACAATCACAACCAAGTCTCCGTTTGGTAGTCATGCAGATATGACCGTAGATCATACAGAGTACGATATTGAACTACAAGACGGTCAGGTACTATTAGATGATGGTTCATATTTCTATGTAACGTCAAAGAAAAGGCTAGATGACGGGCTTGCTGATCCAGCGAGATACAGCGGGACTAGACTATATCTAACCAAAAAAGCTCAAGGATAAGTTATGACTGTCTATGTAATAGTTTCAATTATGTATGAAGGAAAAAAAGAGCCTAGCTTCTCCGTAGAACCTTTAGGTGTGTATACAGAATTAGAGCAGGCTATTGATTATGTCAATGAATTAGATAGTAATACAGTTCAAGACCCTTCACAGTTTATTGAAACCATTTATGATATTCTTGAGTTTAAACTTGATGAACGGCCATTCATTATTGACTGGCTAAAACAAGAAAAACAAAAGTATGTTGATAAGATAGAAGAAAGTTTGATTGAACTAATGCAAGATGGTTACGTTGACCAGTTGGTAGGAGAAGATGGTCACTTCTACTACACTCTGACAGACGCAGGAAAAAAAGTTTTCAAAGGAATACCGAAGCAAATAAAGAAATTCTTTAGAAAAGATTAACACAATCGCCACCTTAACTCAATTGGTAGAGTAGCTGATTTGTAATCAGCCTGTTGAGGGTTCAAGTCCCTTGGGTGGCTTTCCATAATTCGTATGGGGTAACTGAGGCACTGGAGAAATGAAAAATGGCTACATACATAAAGGGTGTAAGTAGAGTAGGTTACGATAGAAGATGGGAAGATAAAGTATTCCCGAATGAAACTAGGTGCATAGAGCTTGTAGACTATGTTGGCTCTGGCGAACTAGATGATAACGGAGATGTGATTGGAGATGGCGGGCCGGGACAGTGGTACGGTGCGTATTATTGCAACGCTGTTTCTTTTTATAGGGCGTTTGCTAGGGCTACGTTTGGTGGGCCTTGCATCATTGAGATTGGAGAATATCCAGCAGACGCACTGGATTCTCGCGGAGAAGCAATTATTACAGATACAACAGTTCGCATCAATATGGCGGCAGCTTTTAGGGACTCTGACATTCAGATTCTCCCTCATGGATGTTCTAGGTATCTAATCTATAATTTAAACAGCACCTTTGAAAACTGTAAAGAGCTTAGAAGTTGGACACCACAAGAAATGGTTGCCGCTGGACTGGCTGGAGTAAAAGACCCAAATGCACCACGAATTATTCGTGGTAATGGAATAGCAGAGTCAGCATTTTTGATGAACCTAGCACCAAAAACGATGAAGAGAATGTTCGCTGGCTGCGAAAAGTATAGCGGGCGTGGAATTAATGTTATTAATTGGGATAAGCTACAAAAAGAAGATTCGGCAAGTGGCTTTGCTACTGGATGTAGATTCGAGCCACATTACCTGAATGGTATTATTGCAAGTCTTCATTGGGCATTTTTCAAGAAGAAAACAGTAAGAACGCCTCTCGTCAACGTTGACCTTGGGGCTGGTTATGTCACTGGTGAGACAGCAAAGCAGGCAAAGGAATTGATTGCAGCTGGAATTCAGTTGACTGGCTTTGAAATTGGGTAGAACGGGTATAGTTTGTGTTTTTAACTCAGGAGGAAAATCTTTATGAGAGCAAAGACGGTAGCCAGTTCTGATCGTGAAGTTTGCAGCAAGGATAGACCAGATAGAAGAGATTTTTATCTCGGTTTCCTATCCTCTACCTGTATTACAATGTTTGTAATTTTATGGAAGGCTGGATTAATTTTGTGATCGGGGCTTGACAACCGAAAACGTAAACTATAATACGCGAACTTGACATTTATGCAAACCGTTTTGTCAAGTATAAAATAACTAAACGGTATAGGGCGATTAGCTCAGTTGGCTAGAGCGCCTCGCTTACACCGAGGATGTCGGGGGTTCAAGTCCCTCATCGCCCATTTCCGGTTAGCCGGAATAAACATGTAGACGTTGTTGGTGAAACAACACAGGACGCGAGTTCGATTCTCGCCGCCTCCATTTATCAAACTAAGGGGGCGTAATGGTATCGACTGGTTGCGTAGGTAATGACTGCATGTGCTGGGTGATTAGAAAGGCCAGCTAAAAAATCTAATCAGGTTTTAACTGCAAACGAAAGTCTTGCATTGGCAGCGTAAGTTGCCACGGGGAGTTGCCCGTCCTTGCTACCCAAACGGGCGTTTTTAATTGGAGACTATTTATGGACTTGTCTTACCTAATCAATGAAGATCACACGCCGACTATTTGGGATAATATGTTTTTCTCTGAGGCTGTTTTATGGTCGAGAATGTCACATGATACCCAAACTCAGTGTGGCTGTGTTCTAGTAAAGAATAAAGCTACAATATCAACTGGGTATAATGGTTTTATGCGTGACATAAATGATCTGGCTTTTCCAACAAAGAGGCCAGAAAAATATCCGTTTATGATTCACGCAGAAGCAAACGCTGTTTATAACGCAGCAAGAGAAGGTAAATCAACAGTGGGAGCAACTGCATACGTTACAGCACCACCATGTACTAATTGCCTACAAATGCTTTGGCAATGCGGAATACAAGAAATATATTTCAGTGATTTATCTTCACCGAAACAGTGTTTTTATGGAGATGTTTATGGGCAAGTTTTAGGACAAATCACTCAAAGGATTAAGTTCTTGTATGTTCCAAAAAGAAAACTAACCGGTATTTTTTTGAAAGAATCTTCTGAAAAATTTTCACAAAACGATTGACAAATAAGACACTTTAGACTATAATATAGAGTAACCGAGGCCAATCAAAGCCAACTTTAAAAGGAGAACCTAAATGGCATCAATGGTAGAAATGGTTGAAGCGCATCTTTTGAATGTGCAACGAGAGATTAAGAATCTCAATGAACGAAAGGTTCAGATTGATCAAGAAATTGATCGTCTGGAAGAGTACCTGAAAGTCGGCGCAGCCTCTCTTGAAGAGAGCAGGCCAGCTGCACCAGTCGAACCTGCTGCACCTGCTGCACCAGCACCCCAAGCAAAACTGTTTTAGGAGAACAAAATGGATAGTAAGGAATTTTATCAGACGCTTTCTTCACTCCCTCAGTCGTACAACTTTGGGGTAGAAGATAATACGATTATTGGTAGTACCAACCGAGGTACTGCAAAGGGTGTAACCTTTAACCCAGTAACAGCAGCGGCATATCGCTTGACTGGTCAGGTTTTTGGTACAAACAAGCGAGAGACACAGAAGGCTGGCAAGGCTCTTGGTCTAACTCGTGAGTTTACAGATCATGTTTATAACGCGACCACGAGCGTTTCAAATCGTGGCAATGCACAGGTAGTTCGTGGAAAAATCAGATCAGCTTTGGGAGTTTAATTATGGATAGCAACTGTTGGATTGGTGTTGGTCGGTTGACCAAAGACGCAGAGTTCTCAACTACAAAGAAGGGAACCTCAATGAGTAAATTTCGTATGGCGGTGAATGATCGTCGGAATGATAAGACTCTGTTTGTAAACGTTCTTTGTTTTGGTAAGATGGCTGAAAATCTCCAGCCAAAGCTCGTAAGAGGGCGACCTGTTTCAATTCAGGGCAAGCTAAACATCGAAGACTACGAGGATGAAAATCAGAACAAGAAGAACTCCGTTTGCATTATGGCAGACGAAATTTCTCTTGGGCCTGATCCATCGAGTCCAGCAGGAACATAATCTTTAATCATCAAAGCTAAGTTAGGGTTCTTAGGCGAGATTAAAGATCGGTCAAAACCCAAATAATCAGTAACCGCCTTCTCTTCTATAAGGCTACCGTTTGGACTACAAAACGGAAAATACACGATGTTACTGACCTAACCCCATTGAGCTACGCTTGGTGGGGTTTTTTAATACAATGACACCGTAGCAAACCCTTCGTTATGCCTAATGGGTAACAAAGGAGGTCTACTATGACAAACTCAACTTTAATTAATAACTTTATGAACCGTAGTATTGGGTGGGATTATGTGATGGAAGAGCTAGATAAGTTGCATAGCAACAAGTCTAACAACTTCCCCCCATACAATATTGTTTCTACAGATGGTGGTACAGAAATTCAGCTTGCTCTTGCTGGATACAGCAAAGAAGACATTTCTGTGACCTTTCAGGACAGAATTTTGACAATTTCCTCAAGGGGGGTTGACAAAGAGGACGATGTAAAGTATAATTACAGAGGTGTTGCCAAGCGAGCGTTCACTACGAAGTTCACACTTGGTCAATATCATGAGGTTTTGGATGTCGCCATGCGTGATGGCATGTTGTACGTTACTATTGTGGAAGTGATTCCAGAAGAACGACAGCTCAAGACATTCACTATTAACTAATTTCTTTAGGGTTTGCTACGGTGCTTTTATGGTAGATAATGTTGGTCTTTCAGATACACTCGGTACTATTGTTTCTACTGGGTTCATTCTTATACTTATTGTTGGCGGTATTGCTGGATTCTTGAGCAATAATACTCAGCCTCTTAGAACTCCAGAGTTTATTAAAGATTTAAAGAATGACAAGATTAAGATTGGTTATATTGAAACAAATTCGCCACCAACCCCCGATAAAATTACATCTCTGAAGAAAGAGATTGAATATCTTAAACTTAAAAAACAGCTTGAAGAACTAAAAGCTGAAACCGCTGAACCAACCGTAAAAACTAAACTTATTAACGATTGCGTTGATTCTTTGGTTTCTCTTGGTGAAAAAAGGTCAGCAGCCCGATCTAAAACAAACAAGTATTTTGCAGATAATCCAGAAACCAAAACAGTAGACGAATTTATATCAGGAGTATTTAAAGCATGATTAATTTAATGACACCTATCAATCAGTTGGGATACGGGGTAGCTGGACTAAACATCCTCAAAGCGCTAGACAGGGCCGGTGTGCAAGTTTCTTTATTTCCTATCGGGCAACCGCAAGTAACCAATCAAGAAGATCACAATGTAGTTTTAAAGGCGATGAATACTGCTAAATTCTATGACCATAACGCGCCCTGCATTAAAATCTGGCATCAGAATCAGATGGCAGAACGTGTAGGATCGGGTAAATTTGTTGGTTTTCCCATTTTTGAGCTGGATATATTTAGCGACTTAGAAAAACACCATCTGTCAGCATGTGATGAGCTAATAGTCTGTTCACAGTGGGCAAAAGACATTTGCATAGACCAGTGCGCCAAAGCGCTAAAACCAATACATAAATCATTAATTCACGTTGCACCCCTTGGCGTAGACACAGAAATCTTTAAGCCAGCCACACCAAGAAATGACGGCAAGATTATCTTTTTTAACTGTGGAAAGTGGGAAGTTCGCAAGGGACACGACATTCTAATTGAAGCGTTTAAAAGGGTTTCTCAAGAATTTCCTAAGACAGAACTGTGGATGATGTGTAGCAATCCATTTAACACCCCTGAAGAGAACTCAAAGTGGCTGCAACTATACAATCATCCAAAAGTAAAAATTATTCCACGGGCTGAGACACAAAGAGATGTGTATAATATAATGGCACAAGTCACATGTGGCGTCTTTCCTTCCCGTGGAGAAGGCTGGAACTTAGAATTACTTGAGATGATGGCTGTTGGTAAACATGTAATCGCCACCAACTACTCTGCCCACACTGAGTTTTGCAATGAAGATAATTGCGGCCTTGTACCAATAACCGCAACAGAATCAGCTTTTGACGGCAAATGGTTCTTTAATCAGGGAAATTGGGCAGCGATCAACGAATTTGAAATTGATATTTTGGTTAGAAATATGAAGAATATTGCATCAAAATATAACGGTGAACAAAACGAAGCTGGCATAGAGACTGCTAGACAATTTACTTGGGAGAAAACAGCCAGTGACATTCTTAAATCTATTCAGTAAAAAACAAACAACTGAACCACACGAAAAAAACGAAAAAGACGAGACAGATGTAATTGGTTCTGTTACGTTCTACGTAAGAAAAACAAAAGATGACATTTACCTAGACCTACACATATCTGACTATGAAGAAGAAACCCTGCAAAAATTTGCTAAGATACTATCTGGGCTTGCATCTATAAAGCTACAGTTAGAAACTATGAATATGCTAAAAAACTGCTTTGAGGGAGAAGATGTTAAAATCTTTGAGCAAATTGTTGGATATGTCTTAGAAAACACACAAAAAGACTCAGAACAATTAGAAAAAATAAATAAGGAACGCTCTAGAAGGGAGGATCAACCGTGGATTAAACCGTCAGAAATTGTCCAGTAAAAGTGGGAGACACCTGTGAAAAAAACACTTAGAATCGGCTGGCAGAAATATGAAGACGTAATTGAATCTCAATTAAACTCACCGATTGTTGATCAACTTTACGAAGCCATAATGAAAAAACAGAGTCAATACCATGAAATTGATCTAGAAGAATTAGAAAACGAAGGTATTACCCCTGAAGATTTAGATCAGCTTGTTGAAGATAATTCACCAGCAATGATGAGTATTGATGATAATTTAGCTAGAGAAATAAGCCTAGCGACCAATTTCGACTGTTGGATTGGTCACACAAATTTCAATATCACACTTGACATTAAGAATATACTTGATACAATAGAAGGAGTGGAGCTACTAAAAGTATTTAGCAGATACAGATTTTTGGTTGGCGTTGGAAGAATGTTTGATTTTGCCGATGTCAGAAAAAGAATAGAAGAACTTTGTAAAACCTAACGAGGACTATTATGAATATTGAACTAACAAACGTGTTGAATGAGATTAAAAACGAAGTGGCAATGAAAAACCTCACCAAAGAGGATATTGAGAAGATTGCTAGTCGCGCAGCAAGTAGTTTTGTTGGAATTTTGTCGTTTGAAGAAATTGAATCGTGTATTCTTAACGCTTTTTGGAGGGCGTGTGACAGGTATGACACAGATAAAAACTGTAAATTCACTACGTTTTTTTACAAGGGCGTAATCATGGAGTGTCTTAGCCAAAAGAAATTCAACCTCAACAAAGCTCCAGTAAGGCTTTACGAAGGTATTGTTTCTTATGAAAATAATGACTTTCAAAGAGTTGACATGTTGGACGAAATCAGAAGCGTGTGCGATGACCCACAGATTGTCTATGATAGATTCTACAAAAACATGTCTATTAACGAAATTGCTGAGAATTTGGGCGTATGTAACGAGACTGTAAGAGTAAGAATCAAGAAAAATCTCAAGAAATTAAAGAGGAATCTAACTGCTTTTAGTGTATAATACTATGGGACACAGGAACTTAAAAGGATTTGGAAACAAAATATTAATGTTTCCCAGATATTTGGAGATTTATTATGCCTGTTAGATCAACAACCGGTTCAGCAAATGACTATCCTGCTGGACAATCTGCCGCTAGTGGTGTGCAGAATGGTGGTACTGTCATTAACGCTGGCAGCAACGCTGCTGGAATTATGACTAAAAATCTTTCTTTAGTAGAAATCGCTGACGAATTTGGTGGAGTTATTGGTTCTAAAGTCGTTGCAAACGATGGAACCGGAGGTTCTACAACAGACAGAGTTGGCGTTGCCAAGGCTGTTAGCACTGGAACCCTTGCTTATAACGCACCAGCAACCGAGTGGGTAATTAGAGGTGTTTCAACAACTCTTGGTGGTGTTAGCAACGATGTTCTTCTTAGCAAAGGTGAGTTCAACAATGGTGTTGTTCGTGACAACATTCATGGAACCATCGCTGATAGAAAGGTTGGTTCGGACGCTGACGCAGCATTTAACAAACTGGCTCGACCAAGCACAGAGATTGTTCCGGGTCGAACCAAAGGTACTGGCGCTGGAGCCGCAAATGCGTTTGTAAATCCTGCCGATGGAACCGCAGCAGTTGCTTCGGAAATTTTCCCAAGCCGTTCAGTTCCCGGTGAGCTTACATACAACTTTGGCGCTCCAAACCCAACAACAGATGAGTATAAAGCGAAAGATAGCTATGAGTCTTGATTTCTCTTATTGATAAGTTGGCCTAGCCCCTTCGGGGGCTAGGTGTTTTAATCTTTTCATATGGGAGAAATATAATGATATCAGCAGAAGAAATGATGAAGTGGGGTACTGTCATAATTGGTGGCGGCGGCGCACTAATCTCTTTCATTCTGTTTCTAAGGAAATCATTTAAAGCTGTAGACTTTTTTGTAAAAGAGCAGGAAATAATTAAACAAGCAGTAACAGATATTAAAGCAGAAGTAACTCATAATAGCGGCAAATCTATTAAAGACGTAGTAACCGGACTTAAAGCATCAGCGGAGAGAATAGAAACCAGACAAAAGATATTAGACCAGCGATCAAAAGCCGCATTACACTATAACCCAAGAGCGTTGTTTGAGGTTGAGAAATCTGGAAGAATTACTTGGGTCAATGAAGAGTTCCAAAACCTAACTAGAGAAAATGGGGATATCGAGGGATATGATTGGTTCTCCATAGTTCATGAAGATCAAAGGGCAGCTTTTATCAGTGAGGTAAAATCTTGCTTACGGATGTGCAGGAAAATTGATATAGAGACTGTCTCTGTTAAAGGAAGAGGCATACATTTCGCTGGCTATCCATATAAGATTGGAGCCTGTGAACATGAGGGTTTTCTTATACACGTTTTCTGCCAGAACAACTGCGCAGGCTTATCAAAGGAGAATAATAATGAATGAAGGTTCACCAAGTTTTAAGCTCGATATGGGCGATGTCGTTAGTGTTGTTAAAAATGCAGCGCTTGTTGGTGGGGCAGCAGCTTTAACTGTTGTCGCACAAAATCTACAGGTTATGGATTTTGGGATGTACGGTCCCCTTGTCGTACCTGTACTTGCGGTTGGTCTTGACACTGTTATTAAGTGGATGAAGAACAACGCTAAATAAGAATCGAGGATAACATGATTGATTTTAATTCACCACGCGAATTGCTTAACGCATATCGCAACGGTTTTGCTGGTGGATTCTGTGACCCAGAAGAAACAGCAGAGTTGCTTGGTCAGTTAAAATCTCCCTTATTCGGTGCTGCCGCGCACCAGTTATTTGGAGCGGGAGAGGGCAAGCTCTCTCTCCCCTTCAAATCTCTTCTTAAATTTGATCCATCCTTTGGCCCTTCAGAACGACAAACTACAGGAGATTGTGTAAGTCACGCAACTCGCAACGCAGTAGATATAACAAGGGCTGTAGAGATTGATGTCAAGGGAGAAGCAGAATCATTCGAGGCTCGTGGAGCTACAGAGTGTATCTATCAAAGCCGTGGTCACAGAGGACAGGGTATGTCCTGCTCTGGCGCTGCGAAATATGTTCACGAACAAGGCGGTATCATCCTAAGAAAAGACTACGGTGTTATCGACTTATCTAAATATAATGGAAGTGTTGGTGCTAAACATAAAGTACCATTTGATGTTTATGTTAGAGAAGCCAGAAAACATCAAGTTAAAACCATTTCTTTAATCAAAACGGTAGAAGAAGCTAGAGATGCTCTAGCTAATGGTTATTCTATTTCTGTATGTTCTGGTTATGGGTTTTCATCCCGAAGAGATAGCAAGGGCATAGCCTCAAGAAAGGGCGGGTGGAGTCACGCGATGGCTTGGATAGCCTGTGACGACACAAAAGAAAGATACAATGAAACTTTATTTTTGGTTCAAAATTCTTGGGGCAAATGGAACTCAGGCCCAAGGGTTCACGATCAACCAGAGGGCAGCTTTTGGATCAGAGAAAAAGATGCCAGAGGTATGCTTCGCTCTAATGGTTCATGGGTCTTTAGTAACGTAGATGGTTTTCCTGCTAGAGATTTGCCAAACTATGGCACATCTACTTATCTAAAATAAGAGAGATTATCATGAAAAACATATTATGGCTAACAGTATTCTTGTTTGCCAGCAGCTTTGTTAATAGTGCAAACGCTGACGAACAGTCCGATAAATTCAGGGCGTACATCTCTACCCGTCTTGCTAAGGCGGTTTTATCAAACGATGTAGTTACCCCTGACGAAGTAGAAGAACAGTGTGATGGTTCTGGCTGGATTACGCACGGTGATGGGCATAGAACAGAATGTCCCGGCTGCTCGGCATGTCTAAATGATTCAGAACCAGTAGCAGCAGCGGAGGAAACACACAAATACAACCTATATCATTTTGGCGCTGAGTGGTGCGGCCCTTGCCAACAAATGAAATCAGAAACTTGGTCATCAGACGAAATGAAAAAATATCTTGAAGATAAAGAAACCAAACTTTATATTCTTGACTCTGACAATGACGACCATAAGAAGTTCTTTTCTTATTATCAGATTTCATCCTACCCAACTATTATTCTCTTAAAATCTGACGAGCTGGAGCGCGTCTTACTTAGGACTACAGGTTTTAAAAACACAAACTCTATGAAAACTTTATTAGATGGTAAATATGATGAGTGAAGAACTACGAAGTACAGCAAATAAAATCTTAGCACATTCTAAAGCAAAGCTAAAAGACGAAAATTTTGGCATTGATCCAGTAACCATTATTACTATAATTACCGTAACTGTAAGACTAATTCAGCTTTGGTACACATGCAGAAATAGAGAAAGCGTTTACAAGGAAATGAAAAACCCTTCATTCTTGTATAAATTAGCGCTTAGAAGAGAAATCAGAAAAAAATTTAGCAGCAGCAAAGAAAAATCTGCTATCTACGCATCTATGATTGATGTTAGCAAACAATTATCAGAGAAAGAAATAAACAATATTCTAGACGAAGTGGAGGAACTTCAATGACAGGATTCCAGATTGTGATGATTTTGCTTGGCGGCGGCTTTGCCCTTAGTGCGGTTTGGCCTAATATCAAGGCTCTGCTGGCGCAATCAAACGAGGTAAAAAAACAGATAGAATCAATTCCAGAGATTACGCCCCAAAACATCGTAGATCACCCAGACTGCGATGATCTAGTTTGCATTGTCAAATGCTGGGAAGAACTAAAAGAGTCTTGCGAAGCTAAAGGTTTAACTTCTGCAAAAGAAGAACTAGAAAAAATCTTTCCTCTATTTATTGTAAGAGGAGAAAAAGATGAGTAGTAAAACTAGACTTATAATAGCAATGGTCTTTTGTGTTTTCGGTCTTTTTGGCGAACAACTTTTTGAGCAGTTAAAGAATATTGATATTCCAACGCCAAACGTGGTTGTGCCAGATGAGAATGTAGACGAGCCTTCGCTAGAATACAAAACTCTAGTCCAAGATATTGTTGATGTTGAAATCGACAAAGCCGACGCCAGTCTAATGAAGCAATTTTTCTTAGAGCTTGCCAGCGTTGTTGAGAACGATTCTCAGTTTATAAAAACTACTGGTCAATTCAGAACATTCAACATAACGTCTGGCGGATTGAACTTCAACAATAAACTTAAAAATAAGTACCCAAACTTAGGCGAATACATTGACGAGGCGATTATTGCTTCAATTGGAAAAGAAGACGTATCTATGGACAGCGGAAAGCGACAGGACTTAGTAGATTGCTTAAACGCTGTAGCATGGGGCGTTGATAAATGAGTATCATCGACAATATACTCGAAAGCGTTCTAGAAAAATATGATATTAAAAAAGAAGACATTGAAAAAGTAAAAAAGATTTTAGAAAAAGTTGAGTTTACGAAAAGAAACGGTAAAGACGTAATGGTTATTGATATTGGTGACGGAGTTGAATTAACCATTGTTCAAAAAGACAAAAAATAATCTAACGCACCCGCCACACCTCTGCTCTGCATGTGCATCTTTGGCGGGTTTTTTTGTTTTTAGGGATTGACAAACAGTGACCTGCAAGCTATAATAGCTATAAGGCAAATGTCCCACATTATTGAAACACAGGAACAATAAACATATGCAAGTAATTAAGAGAAACGGAGAAAAAGAAGACTTTTCTGTAGAAAAGATTCACAAGGTAGTTCAGTGGGCTACAAACAATATCAACGGGGTTAATTTCTCTGATATTGAAATGAACGCAAATCTCTCTTTGTATGATGGAATTAGTAGCTCAGACATTCATCATATTCTTATCAAATCTGCAAACGATCTTATTTCAAAACAATCTCCAAACTATCAATACGTTGCAGCAAGACTGCTTAATATGCAACTCAGGAAAGAGGTTTGGGTCAATGGTAACACACCGCCATCATTCCAGCGCCTTCTGGAAGTCAATGTTGATAACGGAATGTATGACCCACACATACTAGAAAAGTGGAGCAAAGCAGATGTTGATTCTCTTGGTAAATACATCAACCATAATAGAGACGATCAATTCACATACGCTGGATTACAGCAACTCATTGATAAATATCTTGTAAAAAATCGTGGTATTAATCGTATTTACGAAACTCCGCAGTTCGCATATATGTGTATCGCTATGTGCCTGTTTGATAATATTGACGAGGTAAAAAAGGCTTATGATTGCTATTCTACGTTCAAAATCAATCTTCCTACCCCTATTATGGCTGGTGTCCGCACTAATATACGACAATTCGCATCGTGTGTTTTGGTCGATGTGGATGACAATCTTGATGCTATTTTCAGTAGCCTTCATGCAGTTGGCAGGTACACCGCGAGGCGAGCAGGGATCGGACTCAACATTGGACGAATGAGGCCGATCAACTCTTCCATTCGTGGCGGCGAGGTGATCCATACAGGACTTATTCCTTACTTGAAGAACTTTGAGTCAGCTGTTAAATCAACGTCTCAGAATGGATTGCGTGGAGGCTCTGCTACGGTACATGTACCATTCTGGCACTATGAAATTGAAGATATCATCGTATTAAAGAATAACGCCGGGACAGACGATAACCGTGTTCGTAAACTAGATTACAGTGTTCAGTTTTGTAAACTGTTCTATGAAAGGTTTATGAAAAATGAAGACATTACACTGTTTAGCCCCAACGAGGCTAAAGGTTTATACGAAGCGTTTGGCGATAATGATAAGTTTGAAGAGTTATATTTAAAGTATGAAAATGCAAGATCTTTTAAGTTTAGGAAAAAGATTCCGGCTAGAAAGTTGGCTGAAATTTTTGCTCGTGAAAGACTTGAAACAGGTCGTATCTATAGCATGAATATTGACTCAGCCAATGAACACGGGT